GCCACCTCGACGGGGTAGTGGGCCGCGCTGAAGCCGGTCACCGTCGGGGCCACGCGGAGCCACGCCATCGCGGCGATCTCGTCGACCCCGTCCCCGGTGATGGAGCCGCCGAGCCGCCAGACGCCGTTCGCGTTCGCGCTGCCCGCGATCCCGGTCTGCGTGAAGGTGGTCGAGAGCGCCGACTGCGACATGTCGTTCGGCGCGGCGTTGAGCCACCCGGTCGCGCTGGTGGTGTTGAACATGGCGCGGCCGGCGTTCTGGAACGCGAACCGCTTCACCGGCGTCGGTGAGGTGCCGTCGAACACCTGCATGATCTCGGTGGTCCCGGCGGCGGAGCGCGTGAGGACCAGCGACGGGACGGCGGTCGCCGCGCGCATGCTCTGCTGCGCCGTGAAGGTCTGCGCGACGGAGAGCCCGGCGACGGTGGTGGTGGCGTCCGGCCAGGAGAAGACGCGCTTCGTCCCGGTCGTCAGCGGCGAGACCTCGAAGCCGATCCGCTTCGTCAGGTCGGCGCCGTCGTATATCTCGAACGAGCCGTCGGGGTACGAGACGGCGCCGGCCTTGCCGGCGAGCGCCGCGGCGAGCGCGAGCGCGGCGAACAGTCGCTTCATGCTGTCCCTCCTCACAGTGGGACGGCCCGCGCCCGGAGCGAGAACTTCGGGCTGCCGGCCGCCCCGGTCGGGGTGGCGGTGACGGTGATGTTCCCGCTGGCGACGTACACGGGGACCGAGCCGGCGTCGCCGTCGACGGCGTCGAGCGCGAGGTCGGCCGTCGCCTTGATGCTCCGCGCGCCCGATTCCGAGGTCCACGACACCACGGTCGAGAGCAGCCCGGCCGAGCCGGCGGTCGTGCACCAGTGGAGGATGACGACGAGGTACGCCCCGGGCGCGACGACGAGCGTCACGGTCTGCGCCGATACCTGGTCGACCAGGTCCGCCTTCACCACGGCGTCCGCCTCGAGGGCGAGCGTCTCGCTCTCGGTGAGCACCGAGCCGGCCGACGGGAACCAGGCGCGCGCGCCCGTCGCGTGCAGCCTCGGCGTCGTGTCGAGGACGCCGCGGACGCAGCCGGAGAACGTGAGCCGGCCGTCCCCGTGGTCGGTCACGGTCAGCCAGGCGATCCACTCGTCGTCGATCAGGCAGAGGTTCCTGCCCTGCGCCAGCTGGGCGGCCGTGATCGAGCCGACGGAGGCGATGTCCGACGGCTGCTCGATCGTGAATAGCGAGGACTTGTAGCCCATGCTGCCGGCCAGGACCCCCGACGGCGTGAAGGCCGAGGACGTGTTCGTCCTGGCGTAGGCCTCGCCCCCGAGCGGGTCGCTCCAGACCTCGTAGCCCGTGAGGAACGCCTCGCCGCGGGCGGCCAGCGCGACGACCTGGCGGACCGGCCCGCCGGCCAGCGCGTACGGGTTCTCCTCGAGCCGTTGGGCGAGGAGCGGGCCCGGCGGCTGCACGGGGTCGACCCAGCCCTCCCCGGGCTCGTCCATGCCGGTCCAGTTCACGGCGAACTGGTCCTCGACGGCGTCCACCCGGATCCTGCCGTCCGTCAGGTACCCCTGGCTTATGCGGGTGATGCGCACCACCAGGTCCTGGAACCCCAGCCGGGCGGAGGTCAGCCGGACGACGCCGCACGGCCGCAGGGGCCACCCCTTGCGGTTGACGGAGAACGACACGCGGGCGAACGGGTAGGAGGCCGTCTTCAGGTCCCGCGCGGCGAGCCGCTGCGCCAGCGCCGGGGCGGTGACCCCCTGGTACACGATGTCGACCGGGGAGAGCACGCCCCGGAGCTGGAAGTTCGCGAGGTTGCTCTCCGTCGCCACCCGCTCGGTCCCGTTCGGCCCCTGGTAGGTGACCCGGACCTGGTTCCTCGTCTCGCTCCACAGCGGCCGGCTGAGCTCGACGTCGGATGCCACCGACTCGTCGAACACCGGGAGGTCGGCGAAGGCGTAGTCGTTCCGCGCGAGCTTGACCGTCAGCAGCGCGGTCACCGGGTCCGTGAACATGGCGCCGTCGACGTGCCGCAGGATCTCGGCCGCCACCTCGCGCGCCGGCCTGCTCGAGCTGAGGAGCCACGACATGCCGAAGCCCTCGGCGTGGAGCGCGTCGCCCGCGGCGCGGAAGGCCGCCACGTCCAGCGACGACTCCGGCAGGCCGCAGCCCCAGATCCGGTCGGTCAGCAGCTCCCAGAGCAGGCAGGCCGGGTTCGCGTCGTTGCCGACGACGTGGCGGCCGGAGCCGAGCCCGAGCCCGTTCGGCCTCCTGACGACCCCGAAGGCGAGCGCCTGCATGTACGGCGTCCCGTTGTTCGCCGGCCCGAGCCCGACCCGCGTCAGGTGGCAATGGCACAGGCCGAGCCACGGCGGGACCGGGGCGCCGATCTTGGTCGGCAGCGGGAGGTCGAAGTCGGCCGGCTGGTCCTGCGTCCCCCTGAAGAACCGGTACGCGTCCGCCCAGCCGTCCCAGTCGACGGGGGTCCCGTAGTAGACGGGGTCGATCATGGACTTCAGCCGCTCGACCCTGAGGAACGACCAGGAGCCGAACTCCTCGATGCTGAGCGGGACCGCCGCGCGGTTGTCCCAGTAGACCGAGGGGACGGCGTAGTCGACCGGCCCGTGGCAGATCCCGACCTGCACGCTGACGAAAAACATGTTGAACGCCGTGTCGTTCGGGGTCGGCTGGTAGATGTTCGTCAGGTGGAAGACGGTCCGCCGCAGGTGCCCCCACCAGATGACGTTCGCGTCCTTGACGTGGACGCTGCCCCACGCGACCGGGATCACGCGCGAGGGGTCGACGGTCGGGATCGTGAACTGCTCGGCGCCGGCGCGCGACGGCGTCGACGAAAGCCGCGGGCGCATGAGCGCGTTGACGACCGTGGTCCCGATGTAGAGGAGGGCGGCGGCGATGAACGACATCTAGCCCACCGTCCCGACGAACGGGTTCCGGGCGGGGATCCACGGGAAGCCCATGAACCTCGCGAAGTTGTTGAACTTGCCGACGCACGTCGCCGGCTGGCGGTCGCAGCCGGCGGTCGCGCCGACCGTCTGGCCCGCGGCGAGCGCCGCGTACGGGTTCATCAGGGTCACCACGTTGGACAGGTGGGCGACGACCATCCGGACGTCGCCCGCGGGGTCGGTCAGCCAGCCGTTCCGGTACCAGCCGTCCGGCCGCGCCGCGAAGTCCGGGCTCGTCACCGTCACGCCCGAGACCGCCTCGACGACGCACTGGTCGGTGAAGTTCGCGACCAGCACGCCGCAGCCCGGGCCGTACAGCGCCCACGCGCACAGGGGCTGATAGGTCACGCCCGGGACCATCTTCTTCAGCGCCTCGCCGAACGGGGCGCAGGTCAGGACCGCGCGGTCCCCCTTGACGGCCACCGACACCACGGTCCCGAGGAACACCGGCTGCGCCAGGGCCTCCTCGCCGGCGTGCGCGCGGAACACCGCCACCACGACCGCGGCGTCCGGGATGTATGGCACGAACTGGTCGACGAGCGGGTTGTCCAGCGCCACCGTCACCTCGAGCCAGCCCGAGCCCTCCTCCTGCGAGAAGTCGAGGTCGCCCCGGGCGATCGCCGCCGGCGTGAACACGCCCTGCGGTATCGTGACCGGCGCGGCCGCGCTGGTCCACTGGTAGACGGTCGCGCCGCGCGAGATCCGGTAGCACTCGAGCGGGCGGCCGTCGTGGACGGAGCTCTCGCGGCTGTCGAAGGTCACGACGCGCGCTCCTTGACCCGCGCGAGGAGCTTGTCCACGCACGCCGGGTCGAACCGGCGGATCCCGGGCCCGCCGGGCTCACCCTTCGCGGTGAACTCGGCGTACACCGTGGCGCCCGGCGCCATGGCCGCGATGTTCGCCTTGTCGGCGTCGGTCAGGACCACGCCGATCACGTCCCGGCGCGAGTCGTAGATCCGGCCGCCCACGAACACCTTCACGCCGGCACCCACTTCCCGCCGGTGACGAACCCGTGCAGGCCGCAGCAGGTGTAGGACACGGACGGCGTCAGGGTCACGGGGTCCCTCGAGGACAGCCGCCACGGCCCCTCGCCGGGGTGCGGGTACGGCCCAACGGGGATGAAGTCCTGGACGACGGCCCCGTCGCGCGCGGCGCAGGGGTGGGTCAGGAGCACGCCCACCGGGACGCCGTCCTCGATGCCGAGGTGCTCCTTCAGGCCCTCGGCGAGCCGGAGCGCGGCCGTCAGGCCGTGGCCGATGTCGACGGGCTGGGTGTCGCTCACCTGACCCTCCTTCCCTCGACGAACGCGGCGCGCCCGCGGCCGACGACCTCGCCGCCGGCGACGGACCGCCAGAAGAACACGCCGGAGCCGGCCGGCTCTCCGCGCAGCCTCCGGCCCCGCACGTCGTACCACTCCGTCACCACCAGCGGGGCCTCCAGGGGCGGAGCTTGAAAGGGAGCTTCGTCACGGTCTCCCGGCAGCCCGGCCCGCCGGCGTCGCTCGCCCACGCCTGGACGCGGTAGACGGCCTGCGGGA